AACATGGGCTGATTACAACCCAACAACAACGTGGGCAAACGCCGAAAACAATGGATTGGGCGAAATTGACGCTGGTAATTATGAACTGGCAGCCCGTTCTTCATCACGCACTGACGTTTATTCACTCATTGCAGCTTTGGCGACTTCAGGGGCTGGGTACATTGGCGAAGACGGGTTTGGACGCATTTTCTATGCAGACAGCACCCACAGGTCAGTTTATTTGGCAACCAATGGTTACGTTGATCTAACAGCCAACCACGCCCGTGCTGCGGGCATTCGGATTGAAACCCGTGCTGGCGACGTGCGCAACAACCTAACAATCAAATACAATGCCACCAGTTCAGCCGAAGTTTCAGCCAGCGACGCAGCTTCAATTGCTGAATTTGGTGAGCTGTCCCAAATCATCACAACCACACTGCACAATTCAGCTGACGCGACCAGTCAGGCAAACTTTTATTTGTCGCTTCGCAAAACCCCGCAGCCAATCTTTTCTGACATTACTTTTGACCTGACTAACCCTGAACTGGACAACACTGACCGCAACAGCCTAATTGGCATTTTCATGGGCATGCCTGTGGCTTTGACTGATCTTCCATTGAACATGAACAGCGGCACTTTTCAGGGATTTGTTGAAGGTTGGGAATTTCGTGCCAGTTACAATCAGCTTGCAATCACTTTGAACATGTCGCCGTTGGCGTACAGCTTGCAGGCAATGCAATGGAACGACGTCCCAGCCGTTGAAACATGGTCAAGCGTGTCGCCAACACTTGACTGGGAAAATGCGACAATTGTCGCCTGATAAGGAGAACAACAATGAGTAACCCAACCAGCAATTATTCGTTCCAAATGCCTACTTCGACGGATTTGGTCACGGATTTGCCAGCAGACTTTGAAGTGTTTGGTCAAGCTGTTGACACGCAAATGAAAACCAACGCTGACGCTGCAATTGCCAAAACCATTGTGGACGCAAAAGGCGATTTAATTGCCGCAACGGCAGCCGATACAGTGGCGCGTTTAGCAATTGGTTCAAACGATCAAGTTTTGACAGCAGATTCAACTGCCGCAACTGGCATGAAATGGGCTACGCCAACAAGCAGTGGAATGACTTTGCTTAGCACTACAACATTAAGTGGCGCTAGCACAACAATTTCAAGTATTTCTCAATCTTACAATTCTTTATTCATGGTAATTTATGGCGTGACAAATGCAACAGCAGATGGAAGTTTTTATTGTCGTCCTAATTCTGTCAATGAAGGTTTTTTTGCGGGCGGCGGTACTGGAAACGCAACATCAGTATTTAGAGAACCAAATTCCGCAACTTTATTTATAACTGGAACAAATGTCGTTCGCACAGACTCGGGAAATTGCTGGAGTTATACAATAAATAACTACACATCAGCATCAGCCTTAAAAACAATTCGCGTTGAAGGATTATACAACACAGGCGGAACAGGGCAAAGTTATTTTGCTGGTGGTGGTCTTAAAACAACTTCGGCAATTACTTCTCTTTATTTTGCAAACAGCGGCGGCAACTTATCAACTGGCACAGTCCTACTTTACGGAGTTAAATAATGGCTACAACATCACGTCCAATGGTAAGAATTCACAATGTGGAAACAGATGAAGTAATCGATCGTGAAATGAATGACGAAGAATTTGCACAATACGAAGCCGATCAAGCTGCTAACTCAGCTCGTCAAGCAGCGGAAGCTCAAAAGGTTGCGGATCGGGCAGGTCTTCTTGCACAGCTAGGCATCACTGAAGAGCAAGCAAAGCTTTTGCTGTCATGAATTACCCAACTGGCACAGCCGCAGCTGTGGTCGAATTAGCACTTGCGGAAGTGGGCACAATCGAAGAAGGCGACAACCTGACCAAATACGGCGCTTTTACAAAAGCCAATGGTTTGGCATGGTGCGGTTCATTCTGCAATTGGGTATTTCATCACGCAGGCGTCAAGCTTCACAATGTTGTTTCAACAGCTGTGGGCGCACATAAATTCAAAGAAGTATCCCGCTGGCATGAAACTGATCCACAAATTGGTGATTTGGCGTTTATGGATTTTCCACATGACGGCGTTGACAGAATTTCACACATTGGCATTGTTGTGGGTGTTAATGGCAAACAGGTAACAACGATCGAAGGCAACACCAGCGGGACAGGCGACCAGCGCAACGGCGGCATGGTAATGGTGAAGGTTCGGTCATTCGGGGGCGGCAAAGAAGTGGTTGGATTTGGGCGACCAAAATTCATCCCCTACAAAGGCGACTTTCCACAAGTCGTTGTTCCCGAATCGGCAGCGAAGCCGAAGAAAGAAGCAAAAAAATGGACAAAGCAAAAGCCCTAGCAGCTAGTTGGGCACGTTCATTCATGGCAGCAGCAATTGCTGTTTACATGGCTGGACAAACCAACCCAAAGGACATTGCAATGGCAGGTGTTGCAGCTGTTCTTCCCGTCATTTTGCGTTGGTTAAATCCAAATGACAAAAGTTTTGGCTTATCGGGGAAGTGAGCCAAAAAGCACGCGCGGGGGCATTGTTGTTGATCATGGCAACAATGCTTTCGTCGTGCGGTTATCAGGGGTGGGTTCGTTATGAATGCCAAGAATTTGAAAACTGGGAAACCGAAGAATGCCAAAAACCGCAATGCGTCCCAACTGGAACATGCGCTGAAGACATCATTGGCGACGGTTTCAAACCGACACATGCGACGAAGAAGTCCTGAAGAAGTCCACGCCCAACTGATCTTGATTATTGGGTCAACGCTGGCGGCTGTCTTTCTCATTGTCACTTTGGGGATAACTTATGCACTCATTTTTGTAACCCAGCCAATAGGTGGACAAGCACCAAATGACGCAGCATTCATTGACCTATTGAAAACACTGGCGATTTTCTTGACGGGATCACTGGGCGGGGTGTTGGCAGGCAATGGGCTGAAATCGAAGCCAAAGCCACAGGACACGCCGAAAACCACACAGGAAACTTGATTTTGTCAGCGTTGTGCTTCACCCTGAAGCCAAGAAACCTAACAACGGGTTTCTAGATTCGGGAGAATTAACATGTTGGATTGGACAACCGCCGAACTTATCGGCACAAGCTTGTTGATTATTGTCACCGCTGCGTTATCAGGTGCAATTTGTTACGCCATAGGGCACAGGGACGGATCACGCGAAGGCTACACACGCGGGCGCGCTGTGAGCCGTCACCTAGCAGGCAAGGCGGTGAAGTAATGGGATTCCTAGACAATTACGAAGCCGCACGCGAAAGAACTGACCGCTGGCTTCGCACATTCCCCAACGGCAGAATTGAAACTTCAATTGTAGATTTCAGCGCTGAAAAAGGTTACGTGCTAGTTGAAGCGCGCGGATACCGTTCAGCTGACGATTTACAACCAGCAGGCATTGACTACGCTTACGGTTATCAGGGCGCATTTCAGCAAAACATGAAGCGTTGGTTTGTGGAAGATACCGTGACCAGCGCAATTTTGCGTGTCATGCAGCTGATCATGGGCGGGGCTGAACGAACAACCCGTGAAGTCATGGCGTCATTGGAAACATTGCCTGCAAAGGTTGCAAACGCTGAACCTGAAAAGGATTACTGGACAACACCATTTGAAGAACAGCCTGCATTTAATGGGGCGTTTGAATCGCAAGCTGCTGGAATCCCAACATTGGGCACAGCATTTGACGAAATCAGTTCGAAGCTGGGTGGAGAAGTAATGCCCGAAGCGCCAAAGTGCCAACACGGTCACAGAATTTGGCGTGAAGGCGTCAGCGCAAAAACAGGCAAAGCATGGGCAAATTTCAGTTGTGTTGAAAAGCGCAAAGCTGAACAGTGTCAGCCGTTGTGGTACGTCATGACCAGCAATGGTCAATGGAAGCCACAGGTGTGACAATGGCTGACTTTCTTGAACTGATCAACCCACAAACCATGACTTGCACGCTGTTGTTAAATGGCGAAGTTGTCCAAACGTACAAAGTTGAACGCTGCGATAACTGCGCAATGATCACAAAGCTTGACGATTTTGGCTATCAAAGGGGACAGGCTGGCGAAAAAATTCTTTGGTTTTGCGGTGGTTGTCGGTGAAAATAACACTGACGCCACAACAGCAGCAAGCGTGCGCATGGGCTGCATTGGTCAAAATGTCAAAGGACGACGAAAGTTTGACAAATGGGCGCAGGTATAACAATTCAATAAACTATTTTGAACGCATTGCTGAATTCACAGAATCAACAGCTAGTGAATGGGCAGTTGCGCTTTACTTTGGCATTGAATTTGACCCGTTTGAAATCAAATACAAAAACAAAGCCGACGTTGGTTCAAAGCTTGAAATCAAGTGGACAAAATACGACGAAGGCTCACTGATCGTTCACGAATACGACAGACCCACTGACAT